TGGATTATGAACTTAGAACTGGCAGCATCACTTTGTCGCCAGTTTGAGGGGTTCCGGTCCAAGCCTTATTTGTGCCCCGCCGGAATTCCCACGATTGGTTATGGCTCGACCTACTATTCCAATGGCCAAAAGGTTACTCTGAACGACCAACCGATGACTCAGGAAGACGCTAATGCCTTATTGATGGCCGAGTTGCAACACACCTACTTGCCGGGAGTGCTCCGCAACTGTCCGATTCTTGCAACAGACGAGCGAAAATGTAATGCTGTCGTAGACTTTGTTTACAATTTGGGCATTGGAAGGCTGCAAACCTCAACTTTGAAGCGAAAAATTAATGCTCAAGACTGGGATGGGGCTAAAGAAGAGCTTAAAAAATGGAATAAAGGTGGCGGCAAAGTGCTTTCTGGTCTTGATAAGCGCAGAAAAGCTGAATGTAACCTGATGTAAAAATCATGCCAAATATTCCAACACCTGAACAAGCAGAAATATTCGCACAAAGCGTTAAAAAATGGCAGCGGGTGTTAAGTCTTGGTGATTGGCGTATAGAAAAGGGCACTAAACCGGCAAAGTCTGCAATGGCTTCTGTTGAATTTAGTCCTTCAGCAAGGCTTGCTGTATACAGGTTAGGTGATTTTGGTGCTGAAAAGATAACGCCAGACTCGTTAGATAAGACTGCACTGCATGAATTGCTTCATGTTTTGTTGCACGATCTAATGATGACGGCCACAGACCCAAAATCTTCTGATGAAGATATAGAGATGCAAGAGCATAGAGTTATTAATCTTTTGGAAAATTTGTTGACTAAGGATTGCAATGGGCGCACATAACGAAACCTGTTCCGATGTTGAGTTTATTAAGCTGTGGGGGGAACTTCAATCAGCGTCCAAGATTGCACAGCGTCTTAATATTGCAACCAGAGCAGTCTTCTTGCGTAGGCGTTGGATTGAAGAACACTATAAGGTCAAATTAGGTGCTTCTGACCACCGTGGTGCCAAATATGACGCTACAAGACCAAAATCCTTTTCTCCACTCAAACAGATTGACCTTGGCATCTTAGATGGCACGGTCATTGTTTTTTCTGACGCTCACTTTATACCTGGTCAACGCTCAACAGCCTTTAAAGGGCTTCTATGGGCCATCCAAGAGTTCAAACCAAAGGCGGTGATATGTAACGGCGATGCGTTTGATGGAGCCTCTATCAGCCGACATGGCGTAACTGACCAACCTCAGACTTCTGTTATCCAAGAGCTAAAAGCTTGTCAGGGGGCACTGGGTGAAATTGAGGAAGCCGCCAAAGCTGCTCGTCACAATGTTAAGTTGGTGTTTACATGGGGCAACCACGACATTCGTTTTGGCAATAGACTTGCACAACACGCACCACAATTTAAAGAAGTTCTTGGCTTTAAGCTGACAGACCATATCCCAGATTGGGAATTTTGTTGGGCTTGCTGGCCAACAGAAGATGTCATTATTAAACATCGATATAAAGGCGGCGTCCATGCTACTCACAACAACACAGTTAACGCTGGTGTATCTGTTGTTACTGGGCACCTGCATTCTTTAAAGGTCACACCATTTAGCGATTACAACGGAGTTCGTTATGGTGTCGATACTGGGACCTTGGCAGAGCCTGATGGCCCTCAGTTTACTTATGGCGAGATAAACCCAAGCAACCACCGCAGTGGCTTTGCTGTTCTAAACTTTTTTAATGGCAAGCTGTTGTGGCCAGAGCTGGTCCACAAGTTTGAGGAAGACCACGTTGAATTCCGCGGTGAAGTTATTGATGTAGGTGCATTTTGAGCGCGTGGCTCATTATTTTGACGGGGGGCATCTACGCCTATATTGCTGGTGAACAGCTATTTAAAGATAACCCACACATGGCCATTGTGTACGCAGGGTACGCATTCAGCAATGTGGGGCTTTACTTGCTTGCCAAATAATTAGACGCTGTCTTTAACAAACAATCCGTTTGGCAATAGTGTGCCCTTACGATTCTTGATCTGATCGTATGCAACTTCCATGCAGTCTACCAGATTGACATCTTGGAGAGCGCAGTAGTTAATAAGGCAAACCATGACATCGCCAACAGCGTCCACAACAGCTTCCTTGTCCTTCTTAATGGTCGCATCGGCTAGTTCTCCCATCTCTGACATTGCTTTTAAAAGCTGAACTTCTGGTGTGCTGTTTGGAATAATTCGTCTAGCTTGCGCCCAAATTATTATTTTGTTTTCTACATCTGCGTATGACATGATTAGTCCTCTAAAAATGGGTCACCAAAGCTAGAAAGTATTCCAGTTTTGGTATTAAATAAGTTATCACCTTGTTGGATGATTAGATCGCCATTAGAACCAATGTAGTTGTCACCTGCTTTGACAAACACATGGCCATCTTGGTTGATTAGCAAGTTATCAGTCTTTGTGTAGACCTTGCCTGAAAACAGATCAATGATTGATTTCATAGTGCCCTCCAAACGATTGTGAACCTGCCGCCGTTGTTCTTTACTCTAACGCCCGAATCAACGATATATCCTTTTTCAACAAGGTCTGCCCTTCTTGAACGATAAGTAGATTTTGTTGTCTTGAAGTGTTCGTTTAATTGTTCGTCTGTAAAACCATGACTGCCACATGATTTTGCATAAGCATGAACTTGAGCTTGAATGTTTGGCACTTCAGAGACAATGCTTTTGGCAGCTTCAATTGAAGTGTCTTTTGATTTCCTGCGAAACAGTTTAAATAAATCCATTATTAACTCCTATTAAATTTTGGGTGGGGTACTGGCGTTCGTCCGGCATTTCTGCCCGTTTTCCACCGTTATATGGTCGGGAATTACCTAAGTATTCTGCTGTCATACATGGTTTGCACCCATAAGCCAAGCGAGTCATTAGGTCTATGCTTTCCAACTTGTTTATCCCGATACTGTTACAGCTTCCAAGTTTGGTTAGGGTGCTACCCTAACATCAAAAAGGAATTTCCTCGTCATCAAAGCCAGTTGACTTTGAACGCTCAGAAGGCTTTTCTTGCGCTTCTTTGGGGGACAGTGCCAAGCCCATGAACTTGCCACTCTTGCCTTCTTTAATCCATGCTGACAACCAATATTCTTGGCCGTCTACTGTAATGTTACCTTTGTAGTGAGGAGCGCGTTCATTGTCACGCTTATCGCTTTTGAAAAGTACACCGCTGTTATCACGTTTTTCCATTTAAAACTCCTTTGTAAGCAGAAAATCTGCCATGTATTAACTCTGTTGCTTCTCTAGCAACAAGGGCTGCTAACTCTAAATCTTCATATAAACCAAAATAAATTGATTTATAGTTTTTGCAAACTTCAACTTGCCATTTTTTACAATGTTCAACCCATTTGACTCCTTTATATCCAGATTTATTTGTTGATCTAATTTTTTGATTGCGGCAATTTTCCTCTTTAGTTGCGGCTCTTAAATTTTCTATCTTGTTATTTTTTTTATTGCCATCAATATGGTCAACAAACTCTGGCAAATAGCCATGGTGATACAGAAAAACAAGACGATGCGCTTTAAAAGATTTGGCTTTTATCTTTATATGGATATAGCCAGTTCCTTTGTGAATACAACCGGCAACAGAACCAATTTCATTTATTCGCCCAACTTTTCTAATTAGATTTCCATCTAAATATTCAAAAGAATCACGAATTTCTTTTTGCGTAAGCATAGATCACTCCATCAAGTGTCATCATAAAGTTATGGCAGGAAGTGATGAATTTCTTTTCGGGCTGCAGACCCTAGCCATGGCTTCATTATACAAAGCTTTAAATTTCCTTTAAAGCTTGCGCTTGTTTCTTTATTGACGATCTAGCTTTTGAGTCGAGGAGTGACCACAAAAGCGTTTTTTCTTCCGCATCAGTGATGCCAGAAGCCTCTTCATATGCACCGACAACATCATCGGCGTCCATACGATCTTTGATTGCCGCTGCTACATCGTAGACAAGGCTTTCACGTTCTTTCTTAACAGCCACACCTTCTGTTGGCCGGTGCTTTGGCCTGTCACCACCCGTTGTGGCATCCAACACGTCATGCTCAACAATTTCCATGGCAGAAACCCACAAGTATCGACGCTGATATGTCTCAACAGCACCGATGTTTTGCACCTCGTGGCATCCCTTGAGTGCAGCAGACCCCATAGGGCTTGTCAAAACGATCTGTGAGCAGTCTTCCATGTCTGTGATGGTCAGTGTGGCCATGTCTGCTGTAAAGCTCACCACGCCGCACAAACCAACTCGATCAAAGATTGCTTGAACTGCTGGCAAGAAGTCGCCAAGCTCAAAGTATTGGTAACCGGCAAACTTGTTTTGACCAGACTTGTTCAGTTTCATGCCCTGCAAATTGATGCGGGCTTCCATTAACTTTTTATAAACTTTCATATTTACACCTTGTGATTGTTGAATGCGTTGTCGTACTCTTCTTTGATGATCTCTAATTGAGTGTTGTCATCTAAGTCTTTGAAATCTACCCAATCCATCTCGCCACAGCAGACAAACTTCTTGCCCTTGGGCTGGACACAATATGGGCAGTATTGTTCATTAGCGTATTGCTCTTTGTATTCGATGATGTAGTTGTTCACAATTTCACCCTGTCGATCAATTAGATTTTGGAGTTTCAAGACGTTCTACTTTCTTGGCCAATAACCAGTTGTCGCCAAGATAACGCACAGAGCGAATCCATTGACGCTGGTAGCTGCGAATTGTTTGTGGGGGTGCATCATATGTCAAAAACATTTGACGAACGTGTTTCAGTGCTTGAGTATTCATTGCTATTCCTTAGTGAGATGAATCAAATGCCATTTCGTTGACGACATCGCCGTGAGATTCGGTAAGCTCATTTAACTCATCGTCTGTGAGCTCTGTGCCGTCCTCATAGCAAGCGTAACTGAAATACGCATCCGAGAAATCGGGATAATCCCTACCATCTACACCATCGACTTCTAGATCGACAACTCGTTTACCTTTAAAAATTATCATAGTGACTCCTGTTGAATGAGCCTCTACTTTGCCATGCTTTTTAGACAAATCTATTAGGACAAACCCTAATAGACATCAAATTTTTCCATGATAGGCTTGTCGTATGAACATCGAACAATCAGAACAAGACTGCGCCCAAGCTTTGGTGGCTTACGCCTACAACTTGGTTATAACTTATAACAACCACCCTGGTGACAGAGATGCCGCCATGATCGGCCTATTAGCTCGGGCTTTAGAGCTGCACACAGAAAAAGAAATCAACATCTTAGGAATGTTTAAATGACCCAAGAACGTGTTATCAATGCCTTGCAAAATGGCCCTCTAACCTCTCATGAGGTGGCCAACTTGACTGGTATGGCGCAAGCCACTGTTTTGTCTACTGCCAAGAAGTTGCGCAGTCAAGGAAAGCTCACAACAAGCATTGTCAGGTCTGGTAAGTACCATGTTGCTCAGTACACATTGGTTCAAGAAAAAATAGCATCAATGACCGACAATGGTGTAAAAATCATTTGTGGCATTCCAACTTACGGAATCTTTACACCTGCTGAGTACAAAGTAATGAATGCGCAAGCCCGCAGGTTAAATGCTCCAAATCCACAATTCACTACCTATTCAAAGGCAAAACAAAGTGAAAACAGCAGACAAATTTGATCCTGCTATCCAGTGTGATGGTAAGCATCCTTACCCCACTTACACTTCTGCGGAATCAACCATTTCAAGGAAAAGAGATAATTCTTTTCAGATTTACAAATGCCCGCACTGTCACTTTTTTCATATTGGGCATTCAACAACCAAGTTTAGGAACTTGAAACGCAGTCCTAAATAAGGCATAATGTTTTGAAACACGGCTAGGTACGAAGTCATGAGCGTACCGAAAAGAGTTCCTCCCTCTCCTGCCGCAGTTTCTTTAAGGGAGCAGTAAAAGGCGAGTTATGTACTATTACTCTTTTAATATTGGTGACTACCAAAGCCACACCTCACATCTTTCCGAGATGGAGGACTTGGTTTATAGACGTTTGCTTGATTGGTATTACCTTCACGAATGTCCAATTCCGCATGATTTAAATGAAGTCTCAAGACAAATTCGTATGCGTTCGCATAGCGGTTGCATTGCGGATGTATTGCAAGAATACTTCGAACGCACTGATGATGGATGGATACATCATAGGGCAGATAAAGAGATAGCAAAGGCTGATGACAAGAGTGAAAAAGCCAGTGCAAGTGCTAAAGCTAGATGGAATAAAAGGGGTGCGAACGCATTGCGAACGCAATCCGAAGGCAATGCTACACAAGACACAGGACATAAGACACAAGACACACAACACAATTCCGTATCTAAAGATACGGGCGACAAGCCGCCACTTTCTTTTGATGAAATTATTTTTGGTTATGGAGTTCCATTTTTGATTAACTCTGGAACACCTGAAAAAAGTGCTAGGTCATTTCTTGGAAGCTTACGCAAAGTTCATGGTGATGAAACAGTGGTTAACACTTTGAGAGATTGCATGAAGGCAAAACCTCTTCAACCTTTGGAATGGTTGGCCAAAGCTTTGCCACCTAATGCAGTTAAGAAAAATCCTGCAGACATCATTCACATGACAGTCCCGCCATCAAGCAAGGCAAATGAAGCTTTAATTAAGATTTTGGAAGACGAAAAGAAAGCATCACCAATGCCTGATTTTGTTCGACAGTTTGCCAAGAAAGTGAAAGGCGATGTATGACTCACAAAGAAGCAATGAGAATCTTAGATAAGGTCAAAGATGGAGTGCCTTATCCTGAAAAGATTATTTTGATGGCCTTGGAGCTAACTGGTGACCTTCAGCAGACGTAACGTAGAAAACCCAAGCGATAGACAGACTCTCGAAATCGCAGAAGCTAGAGAAATCTATCGTACTTGGGAGACAAACAAAGACCGAGACTTTGTGCGTGGGAGGCTTGAAAGAGCAGAGCGCATTTATGGCCGTGGTGCTAGAGACAGAATCCGTGATTACATGAACAGAATTAAAGATGGGATGCTCATATGAGTTTTATGGTCAATTTCATGGTTGATGGCACACCAGTACCCAAAGGCCGTCCAAGGTTTGCCAGACGAGGTAAATTCGTTTCAACTTACAGCCCCAAGACCACTGTTGACTACGAAACCAAGGTTTCTGAAGCAGCCAAGGCCGCAATGGGGTCCTCAGAGCCTCTAGAAACGCCTGTATCAGCTTATATTTACATAACCCTTCCGGTGCCATCAAGTTATAGCAAAAAACGCACAGCGGCCTGTTTATCGGGTGAAGAACATCCAACCAAAAAAAGCGACATCGACAACTATTGCAAAGCAGTATTTGATGGGATGAATGGAATCGTGTTTGCCGACGATAGCCAAGTGGTGTCTCTTCATGCCAAAAAAGTCTACGGCACGGTTGGAATGGTGGAAATTATGGTCAAAGAAGAGATCTTGTAAGGGTTTGTCCTAATGTTTTTCTGAAAAAAGATAGGTAAAGTAAAGCTGTCAATCAAAAGGAGTTACACATGACATACCACATCACTTTTCAAACCACTACAGGCGCAGGTAGCCAAATCGTTAACGTCACCATGTCTTACGAGCGTGACCATGACGGTGTTTATGCCGAAAGCATTGATGAAATTACATTCAATGGCATGGACATCATGGGCTTGTTGTCTGACGAACAATGCGCAGACTTAGAGATTGCTGGCTGCAAAGCAATTGATGACGAGATCAAATTTGCCATGGAGAACTACGAACCATGAGTAACAGAGTTGTTTTTTCCCTTTTATTTGTCTTGCTTACGGCATATTGGTCGTGGGTAATTTGGTTAATCAGGAGTTTTTGATGGCTAAGAAGCAACAAATTTCACCTCTAGACATATTGGAAGAGGTGTTGACATTTGCGGTAGAGCGAAACCTAAAAGAACTAGGTTACCTGTTGGTGGCAGAGGATTATTTCCGTGATGGCCGAGAAGATATTGGTTATTACGCTTTATTCATGCGCGAGGCAGAGCTATGACTAAAGAAGACATTATTCGCATGGCATTAAAGGTTGGTCTTCCTCATTGGTATCACACCGATGGAATCGTGAATGAAGAACGAGTGATTGCGTTTGCCACCCTTGTCGCTTCTGCCGAGCGTGAGGCGTGTGCAAAGGTGTGTGAGGATCTTGAACCAGAATGGGCAGATCAACCAGATTTTGCAAAAGTCGAAGCATTAACAATGCTTGATTGTTCATTAGCTATTCGAGAAAGGCAGTGGCTATGAGTTTAGAAAGAATAATTGCCGAACAGCAACAAAAGATTGACGATCTAACCGAAGGCAATAAAAAGCTAATTGAAAGGTCTGCAAGGGTATTCAAGCAAAATGAAGATCTATTTGAGGCGTTTGCTAGGTTCTTGGACGCTGATTTGCCTAAAGATATTGACAACATCGGGGGAACAAATGTTTTTAAACATTATCAACATTGCAGACAAGAAGCCCGTCTTCAAATGATGGATGCAGGATATTGCTTGCGTTGCTACAACTTTATTTGCGAGTGTGATGATTATGATTGAACAAAAGAAAGACGCACCAGGCAACCCGCCCTATTGGGTTTGCACTAACTGCAAATGGGCTTTTAAATCTTTGCAAGAGGCTAACGAGCATGGCAGGCGATGCGGCAGAGATGAACCAGCCCCAATTTATCGTCATTTTGAAAGAAATATCAAATGAGTAAAGGTTCACGCAGTAGGCCGTTTGCCGTGTCAAACGAAGAATATTCAAACCGATGGAATGCCATATTTGGCCGAGACAATGACCAGAAAAAGAACCAAACGCAAGACATGGGCGCTTCTCGATCCGATCCAACACGCAGTGATCGGGGCAGCGATAACTCCACGCCAGACGCTGGACAAGCTCCGCTTCCTTGAATATGCCGCCCTAGATGGCATCACCCGTGGCATGGGCACTATCCAAGATTGGCGCACATTGGTAGACGTTTTGAACCTGTCTGAGGTCATGGCAAAGAACGGAATAGGTCCTGAAGTACTTCCTGTCTGTCAAAAGGCTCAGGAAGCCCTCCATAAGGCCGCTATGCGCTACCAAGACACCATGCGCATGGGTTTGGATGGGGAAGGAATCAAAGCGCTTAGAGAGCTGATTGAGTATGCCGACCTACAGCAAGCCAGCATCACCCGATCAGAATTTGAGAAGTATGTGAAGAAAACCCGTGACTACATCAAATCAAACAGCGACAGAGTAGTGGAAATAGCATGAGTTTAATCAGTGACATCCCGCCCGAAGCATTGGCTGAAGCATGGCAAATCATCGAGAAAAGGCGCAAAGAAGAGAAGTCTAAGAAGTTGGGCAGAGCTATTGGCGACTGGGGTGGCACACGACCAGGTAGTTTTGGCAAGAAACCTGGGGTAAAAACCTATAACACTGTCGTGAAATTAGAGATAAATTCAGTGCAAAAGAAGATGCTCATGGAAATGGGCGATGGAAGTGTAGATATAGGCGTTCAAAAGTTAATTAACGAGGCAATGTAATGAAAACACCACTAAAGAATTGGCCATTCCCAACACAAATCCCAGAGCATGAACCTCTGGACAAGCTGCCATTTAATCCTGAGAACGAAGAAGAGGCTCCTATATGACTAAAGACGAAGCATTGAAGTTGTCAATGGAAGCAATGGAAATAACAGGTGGTTTTGATGTTGAAATTACCGCCATCAAAGAAGCCTTGGCAGAGCAAGATAGCAAAGACAAAGAACAAGCAAAAACTGACTCTTTCGTAAGGCAATTAGACGAAGCCTTGGCACAGCCTTGGGAGAAGTTCTGTGATTCAAATTGTGTTTGGACTGGCCATCATCCTGATTGCAAGTTGGCAGAGCCAGAGCAGGAGCCTGTGGTCTGGATGTACCAAGATAAAAGCACACACGAAGTGCGGTTTCAAAAACACATGAGGGATTTTGTTGACCACAGCAAAACATCCGAAGTGCCTTTGTATAGCGAACCATTGGCGAACCATGAACTGCAATGCGTTTGTGGCGCAGTTTGGTGTGGGGATGAAATGGTGCATCTTCCAAACAAAGCCCCACCACAGCGCAATAAAGATTGACAGCGCAAGCATTAACGGATAAGATAAAGCAAAGGAGGTCATATGGACTACGAAATTGCTAAATCTTTGTTTGATTATCAAGATGGGTTTCTTGTTTGGAAAAAATCGTTTGGAACTATTAAGGCTGGCAAGCGAGTTGAATCAATCAGCAATCGAGGATATGTTGTTGTTCAAGTTGCCAAAAAACGCTACTTGGCACATCGAGTTATTTGGTTGCTATTAAATGGGCGGATGCCAACCATGATTGACCACGTTGATGGAAATAAACAAAACAACTTGATTGAAAACTTGCGAGAAGTTGACAACACGCTAAACCATTGGAATGAAAAAAAGCGGTCAACAAACAAATCGGGGCACAAAGGCGTTTGGTGGCACAAGCAAAGCAAACGATGGGAAGCCTCTTGTCGTGTGAATAAAAAACAAATAACAGTAGGTCGATACGAAAGGATTGAAGATGCAATCGAAGCAATTAGAAAATTCAGAGAACAAAATCATGGCGAATACACAAACCACGGCTAAATGCACCTGTAATCGTTTGCCGCTGACGCATGAGCAACGGGTTGACTTGCTCACAAAGTTTGAGCCTCACAAAAACAAATGGGAAGCGCCAGCAATTTTGATAGACATGGTTGAAGCCGCACACGGCATTGGGGAATAAATATGAAAACAAATAATTGTGAAGACTGCAAGCATGGTCGATTCATTGACATTGAGGGGATGTTGAGGCCGAGAATGGACTGCCTTATGTTGCACAAACCGCGCTTCTATGCGCCCACCTACTTTGATCGAGATACTTGGGGCTATAAGCGCAAATGCGAAGACTTTCTAGCCATCGAAGCCGCACACCAAATTAAGGGGGAAGCATGACAGACCGAGAGATTTTGCAGGATTTATTGGAAGCAATAGATTTAGCTATTTATTCTGGCGATTGGAAAGTAGATGGTGCTTGCGACCCTGATATAGCCATTAGCAGAGCAAAAAAAGTATTAGAACAACCAAAAACTTGGATTGGCTTAACCCTAAAAGATATGCCAGACAAATACATGGGCAACAAAACTTTTATAGCTGGTGCTAAGTGGGCAGCTAGACAATTAAAGGCAAAGAATGTACCAAAAGACTGAGTACTACAGAGACAAAGACCTCCTGCGCTTGGCAGAAGGCTCACCCTGTCTTTTACAGGTAGCCTCAAATTGTTTGGGGGAGGAGGGGTCTACAACAGTGGCTTGTCATTCAAACCTACTGATTCATGGCAAGGGCAGATCAATCAAAGCCCATGACTATCACTCAGTCTGGGGGTGTTCTAGATGCCACACATGGCTTGATTCATCCTATGCAGACTACGACACAAAGAACCTGGCATTCCAAGAAGCTTATAAAAGACAGCTTCACGCATGGATGGATATGGCAGATAATATAACCCTTAGACCATGGCGCAGAGAAGCCGCTAGGCGTGTTTTAACCCACTTGGGAGTCCCATATGGACAATGAAATTGGTGATGTAATCCTGACCCTGTTGCACAGCTCAACAAATGCTCACATCCTTCACTGGCAATCAAAGTCTTATGCAGAACACAAAGCTCTTGGCACATTCTACGAAGAGCTTCCAGACCTTGTTGACCAACTGGTAGAGGCCATCCAAGGCCGTTATGACTCAACACTTGAATTCCCTGCGACCTACCATGTCCCTGCAAGCACTGGTAAGCGTGAGCTGCACGATCTGTCAGAATACTTTGAACAAAAACGCTCTGTTTTGCCACAAGACTCTGAAATCCAGAACCTATGTGATGAAATCCAGCAATTGATTGATTCAACTTTGTATCTCCTGCGTTTCCCTTGATAAAATAACGAAACCCCCGATGCTTTGGCGAGTATCGAGGGCTTCTCACCAACACAATTAAAAGGGAATTGATATGGCTGAAACAGATTTTAAGGTAACCCAAGACTATTTGTGGGAACGATACACCTACAACGCCCAAACAGGCGAATTTATGTCTCGCAAGACCAACAAGACAGTTGGTTATTTGCACAGAGGTTATCTTGCTCTTGATCTTAAAAACAAACGATACAAACTTCATCGTTTGATTTGGTTTTATGTCTATGGACGTTGGCCACAACCAATGATTGACCATTGGAATGGAAATAGACGAGACAATCGATTGTTTAATTTAAGTGAAGTTACAGCAAAACAAAACTCTGAAAACAGAAACAAAGTCACTGCAAAAAGTGGTTTAAAAGGTGTTTATGAGTTACCTTCAGGCAAATGGGTAGCATCTATAGGCCATAAAAGAAAAGTCATTTATTTAGGAACTTTTGACGCAAAAGAAAAAGCACACGATGCTTATTGCAAAGCGGCTGCTGTTTTTCATACACATAATTCTTTTGCAAAAAATCTCTAGCAAAAATCAAAATAGGTAGGTCAAAAAAAAAGAGGGGTCAAAAATTTTAGGCCCCGGGGGTCCTTCGTATAAAACCTACACACATTTTTTCATGAGTTAATGGGCAGATAATCGCACAGTTAATGGGGGATAATGCGAATAGTTAATGGGTAGATAATCCGAGAGATAATCCGCATATAATGCAATGCGTTTCAATTCGCGCCTAAGTCGTTGATTTTCCATGCAAAACCCCACGCTAGCGCCTAGGTCTAACCCCGTCCACCGGCCACAATGGCACAATGCTCAGCCACAATCGGCCCACAATGGCGCGTTATAGCGTCCCAAAGTGCCCACGGCCACCAAACCGGCCACCATGCGCAAAAACTAATTAATGCGCAAACGGTCAACCCGTGACAAGCAAACGGACACAATCAAACCGGCCACAATAGGCCAAGCAAGGCAAACCCTAGGCTTACCCCTTAGAGAACCAAAAAAAAGCCCCGTAGGGCTCTTAAATTTGTTTTAACTTGATAACCCGTGCCATTTTTACCCCGTGCGCTGGATAAGCGATAAGTGGCACGTTTTTATCCCAGCAAGCGCGACAGCCGTTACAGTTTCCGCCGTGCAAATAAGCTTCACAAAGCTTCACGCCTTCACGGGCCACGAATGAGGATGCATCAGGGCCGATAACCGAACCGTGCAAGCCTTGAATGTATTCGCCTTGGATAGAATCACTGGAAAAACGAACCTTCACGTTTGGCAATGCTTCCATTTGAGCAAAAACGTGGGCGAACTTAGGGAATTTATGCATTCTTGTCGGCAACCAATGGTTAACCCAAGGCGTGCGCACCATAACCTCAAGTATTTTCTCAGCAAGACCCAAAGTGTAAACGTCTCCGCTATCAAACCAGCGGAAATAACGGTCTTGATCTAGTTCGGCCACCATTTCATCCACCCATTCGAGCCGCTGCCAGTCCTCACGGTTTGACAATCTCGGGGCCTTTACGTTCGGGTAATTGTAATTTCCGGTTGTTGCATAGCAGCCCTTGCATGCATCCACCAGAACACCAGGCGCAGCCCATGAACCGGGACAAGTGTCCAAAGCCTGAAGAGACCAGGAACGGGCATTTAATTTTGAGGTTTGAGAGATTTTGATCATTATTGACACCTATTGAAAACGTGGAAAACCCACGGCAAAACAGCCCATTGTGAGCCGCTTCACCTTAGATTATCGAATTGTGAGAGCTTCTAAAGCTTGCAAGGACTGACAAAACATGGAATCGAATGCTTGTCGTGCTTCGTTTTTAGGTTGATCAACCCAGCGGATAGAGTAAATGCGGGTTTTTGTAGGGTCAATTTGAGCCCTTGCATGAAAACGCGCCCATAAAGTTTGCATAACCTTAGTTTTTCCTTCTAGGTTGCATTGTCTCTCCGCGCCCTTATGAGTGCGATATCCCTTGAAGTTGCCAACGATATCGCCATTGCAATCAAATATGAAGTACATGGTTTAACCCCTTACAGTGAGAAAGAATGCAAGCATGAGACCAACGGCCACGGCAGCGAGAATATCGAGAATAGTATCTTTCATGCTGTCACCTCTTGTTTTGCAACTTCATTAATAAGCCATTGAAGGTCTGATTCAGGGAAGCATGAGCAATCTAATTCCCCGAAAATATGGTGCGGCGGGTTTATGTCACTGTAGAGGTCCAAAACCTCAAACTGACGTCCGTACATTAAGACAAGTTGCAAACGCGCTATATCGGGCGTTTTGGCCGTTGCACGGGCATGCTCTACGCGTCCCGATGTTTTGTTGATCATTTGATATTCGTATTGCTTCATGATTGACACCTATTGAGTTGAAGAAATGAAGGCCTAAAAATCGATGCCTTCACTATATAAGCATAATAGAATCGTGCCAGCTTCTGTAAGTTGTTGATTCCATTGACCCCTCCAAATCCCTAATAGGGTTTACCCTTAGAACTTGGGTATTACTTTTGTAGTTGGTAGGCCTTAACAACTTGAATACATAGAGATATTGAAGAACCTTCAATTACATCCTATTTTGTATCTAATCGATCCAGCATTAGATAACTATTTGTCACAAATATTTGATATCGGCTTGCAAGCATAACGCAAGCATTCATGCGGTTTGGCGCTGGGTTTTGCGCCTTGCTTAGGTTTTGGAGAGTAGCGATTATGCCTACTCCCCCACTTTCCCCCAATTACTGACCCTTCAGTCATTAGCAATCCCCGCCACTATTCCTGGCTGAGTCGAGTGAGGGGGTAGCACTGGAACCATCCAAAAAGGTGGGGGCCCACTCACCCATTCCCAAATTTTTTCTAAAAACTTTCTTGTTGTCCAAAAACAACACTAGGCTTATTGAATACTTATAGGGTGGGATTGGATACTGATAGACCGAGAAGTTGTGGACGAACTATGGCATCCACTGTTTTTTCTTCTTTCAAAGAAAGTAGCACCTTGTTTATCTAACTTAACCCTTATGGGCTCTACCTGTATGTTCCCGTTCGTTGCCTACTAGAGAGACTGATAGATTCAGTACGTTTATCTGGGTTGGTAAGCTACCTGCCTTCCCAAGGGCTGGATGATGGCCCCGATGTCATTCTAGTAGGGTTTACCCTGATGTAAAGAGAACAACCTGTGGATAAGTGTGTATATGTTTCCTGTATAAAAATTTTTACTCAAAACTTTTTCCTTGATTACAATACTGCTGTCTTGGACACGCAGACACTAAAGCGAAGTGGGAGCAGGTGGAATCCTTGCACTATTGAAAGGCATTGTATGGAATGGACATTGGCACACCCACTGCATGATGTGGACGATATTGTGGACATGGCTGATTCAGTATTTGGTACTGAGGCTGATGGCATATTGACTAGGGACAAAGCTGTGTTCCGCAAAAACGTCACTGTGGCCACTACTGTTCAACTGTTTGACAAAAGCAAAGAATTCATTGCGGTCTGCCGTGGTCCTAAATGGATCAAAACTTTTATGGGTGAGGCTGCTGAAGATTCTTTGCTTGGCTACTGTTGGTTTGATAGGGGCGGATATACCACCTATGCCAATGAAGAAATCAGCAATGCCAAGTTTCACCACCTTGACCTAAAATTGCCTACCAGGTTGCGCGTCCGGTTGATTAATGAGATGATTGACCAACATATACTGTGGGCACATAGATGGGGTATACCCGTTGTGTGTTCCACTTCTATCCGTTCTGAGCATGATGGATTTATGAGGATTCACAAGAAACGTGGATTTACTGTTAACGGGTCTTATGCTTGGATTAGAACTGAAAAAGGTATGCAATGTTTAACGAAATAAGGCCAGAAGGTTCCTCGGTCAATTCTGAAGAAATAAAAGAAAAAGCCCGCGAATACGCCAAAGCTAGACGTGCCGAAAAGAAAGCCATGAAACTGGCCACAGGTAAGATTGAGCCCAAAGAAGCTATTGAGACTGTTCCTGTCAAAGATGAATTTGATCTGACCAACTTTACCCCCAGATCACAAAAGCCAAACCTTGGTGGCCGTCCAAAGTCTATTGTTAATAAGGTGACCGAGTATGGCGCTTTGTTTAACAAACTCAATGATGAGCGTACATCCAAAGGCTTGCCACCCCTAAAAACAGCTATGGAAGTCCTGATTGATGCCATGCAGTCTGATGAGCTAGACATTAAGGACAAAGCCAAAATTGCCGACAAACTGGCTCCTTTTGAATCTAGCCGTGCTCCTATTATTTCTGTAGAACACATTCAAAATGTGACTCGAGAAGATGAGGGTGATGCGGATGACGCATTAAATGAGTTTCTTGATTCCCTAAGAAAGGTGTAATATATGCCCCTGAAGAAGTCAAAAAGTCCCAAGGCTTTTTCCTCTAACGTCAAAGCTGAGATCAAAGCGGGTAAACCGCAGAAGCAAGCTGTGGCAATTGCGTACCAAATGAAACGGGACGCTGAACATAAACGTAAAGGTTCAAAATGACAACCAATTTTCTGTTTGCTCAAGCGCCCAATCGCAAGGGTAATGTCTCTAAACACACACCAGGCTCTGGTGGCGTAACTGCTGTTACTAGCGGTAGCGGCGGCACATCTTATAGTGGCCCCAATCAAGGCGCTGCTAAAACTGGTGGCTCTGCAACTGCTGGCCGTGGCCAAAAAGTTATGGTGTCACAACCTAAACCATATGAGACTTGCACAACCAATGGTGGTTATGTCAAAGGCTCTTCTTACTTGAAGTGAGATTAATATGTCATACGGAAAAGTAATTAACGGTGGCGCACAAATGCGCAAGGGTGTCACTAAAGGCATTAATGACAAATTGTCTACACGTTCTGCTGAAGACGACCGCCGCGCAGTAGTGGCTGGTGCTGTTAACAGTGCTTACAAAGTGAATACAATTTCATCTCAGCACACTAACAATACTAAAGGCGGTAGTTTTACCAAACCTAGTAACCGTAGCAAAGACATTCCTGTTTGAGGTTTATATGATTATTGAAGAATTTGTCCGTGACGAAGCCAACGAGATTTATGCCGTTGTTGCTGGTGAAAAGATTCATCTGACTACTGACTATGTTGTAGCCCATAAGCCACAAATTGGTGATACGTTAGTTGAAGAAACTGTTGAAGTTGAAGTACCCGTGAAAGAAGCTAAAGCTAAATAAGGAAATGTATGGCAACGTATGATATTGCATCGCTGAAAGAAGACCTTCCAACAGCAAAAGAGTTGGCTTTGTTTGTTTACGATAAGACCGATGGTCTTGTCTCTTTAGACCTTATTGGTAAACCTAAAGAAGAACAATACATTGTTGCTAAAAATGCTCTTGAAGGTAAGAAAGTACCGGCAGAGTTCTTGCATGACGGCAATCCGTATGTGGATAAGAAGGATATTATTCCTGAAGACCCACTGCGGAAATTGCCTAAGCGTAGCATTGATCTGCCTGATGAAGAATCGCAGGTTCATTATTTTGGCGCAACCAATATGCCTCACCCATTGGACCCACAGTCTGATAAAAAGGTTTATATTGATTTCCGTAAATATGAAAACGGCCTGATTACTTATCAGATTACTGGTCCTGTGGAAAAAATTGCTGTTGGTGAAAAGATCAACAAGTACGGTCAAACAGTGCCTGAAAAGTACACTTGGTTAGACCCCCGTACTGAAGAGAAAATCTTGCGTAATCCTGACGGTACTTTTACCAAAGAAGGTCGTGGCGTTCACACCTTCTTGATTGGCGAAAAAGGCGGCGGCGTTTGGTCAATGATTGACCGAGACATTGTCAGCATTTCATCTAAAAATATTGCTGATCCGTGGGCCTAATGGAAGACCCATCGACAATTTTTCAAAGCAAGTTGTCATCTCAGGCTGAAGTGTGCGCTCGTAAAACTTTGGAGTGGTTACAAAAAGACCTCCAAAAAGATCAAAGACTTCAGCCGAGTGAGATTTACTATCTTGCCTATGCTGCTCAAATCTTGTTAGACATTCGAGACAGTTATGGCCAAAAGTGAAGCCAGTGACTATATTCTTCCGCTTTACAAAGATAGAGCAATTAAGCATCTAATTAAATTAGCTGGCGGAAAAGAAAAAGTTAAGGCATTAGATTCTGAGCAACTTAAAGCAATGAAAATTGCTAGAGATAAGTTGGCCAAAGATATGCAGTTCAATACTTTGAAATGGTTTAGACCATTTAAGTATCAGCAAAAATTCTTTGATTTAGGTGGTAAATTTTCTCGCCGAGGCATGATTGCCGCTAACCGTGCGGGTAAAACAATTGCGTCTACTTATGAGACAGCTTATCATTTAACTGGTCGGTATCCTAAAGACTGGAAAGGCGTAAGATGGGATAAACCCATCATTGCCATGTGCTCTGGTGAATCTTGGGAACAGGTTGCTAAAACTTTACAATCCAAACTATTGGGTTGTGACGATATTAAGCAAAGTTACAAGTTGGGCACTGGGTCTATTCCAAAGGAGACTATTGATGACAAGTCAATCCGAACAGATGGAGCTAACGTCTTGGCCATCGAGATTTGGCATGAGTCTGGAGGAAAGTCTAAACTTTACTTCTCCAACTACACTCAACAAGTCCGACATTTGCAGGGTTTTGAGTTGGACCTCGTGGTTCTTGACGAGCAACCTCCAGATGAGACTTTCTCAGAACTTGTTGTTCGTACGGCGTCCAGAAACGGCCAAGTTATCTGTTCGTTCACTCCACTTAAAGGTTTATCGGGACTTGTCCGAAAGTTCTGGGACAACATTGACGGTTACTCCCATGTCAGGGTTACATGGGACGATATCCCTTACGAAAACGAATGGGGAGAATCATTCTTTCCTAAAAAAGAACGAGAACAGTTAGCCCGAGATTTCATGCCTTGGGAACGTGAGTGCCGTATGAATGGTATTCCGTTGGTTGGTAAAGGCGTGGTATTCCCATTGCTTGAATGGCCAACTTACAAGTCTGAAGACATTGAACTTCGCAACAATGAAAAGCTGGAACGATTAATCAGCTTTGACTTGGGTATTAAGAATGACCCAACGGTAATTTCGTTCTTTTTCCGCAATCCAGTGGAAGAAATCATATATTTGCACAAGCAAATTACCATTCCTAGCGGTGAAACGCCGGATGAATATGTCCATTATCTGCTAGACAGGGAAACTCGGGATGTTCCTATTGCACTACCGCACGATGCTGGTTTGGCAGGTCGATATACGCTGACAGAGCAATCAGTTCGAGAAGTCTTTGAAGATTCCTATGGACTAAACTGTATTTCAGGTGCTATATTAAACCCACCTAACGATCAAGGCAAAGTAACAAACCATAAAGCCTATGGAATCAATATAATGCGAATGGGCATGGAGCGTAAAACCTTTATGATTAATGAGTCATGCAAAGCATTTCTTGATGAGGCTAGGAATTACGCCATTGATGATTCGGGCAAATTTTCTGATCCAGACGATCATATTGACTCAGCCCGTATTGGAATATTAGCTTTGATCCAAGGTCATGGTGAATCCGTGGTAAGTCGCGCAAATAACTTTGTTTTTAGGCGAATCGATATGCCTGAAGGCAAAGTACAACGAATTTAAGGTCAGATATGTTGGATAAACAGAACGTAATTGTAGAAAATCTTGCAAGTTCATCTGGCAATCGTGGACTTACCGAACAAGTATGCCATGAAGTCTATGTAAAGATGGTGGATTACTTGAGACTTACACAGTCCAAGAATACATACAACCGTTTTACTGATTATCACTACCTTAATATTCCTGTTTCCAATTCCACAGAACCTATTCGTGGCATTGATTACATTCAGCCTATTGTGGCACCTGGCATTGATTATGCTACTGCCGTAATTACCAAATGTTTGATGCCTAACGGCAAAATTAACTTTGAATTTGAGCGTTTTAGTGAGGCTGATGGCGATCAAGCTCGTCAAGCCACCGAAATGGTCAAATATATGCTCAATAGTAAGAATGATTCTTATCAAGTCATTCGCGATTGGGCCCAAGATTCATTGCTGCACAAAAACGGCATTGTGATGGTGTCTCCAGTGCGTAACCCCATCACGCAATACAAAGAAGTTGAAGGAACCCGCGACCAATTGCGCGTTTTTGAGACTTTGGCTGGTGAAAAAGGTCTGACTGCCAAGCGCCAAGATATGCGCAAGATTGATGTGGACCTGCAAGGCGCTATGCAAGAAGCTATGTCTCCTGATGAGACCGAGCAAATGCAAGAACCTACCGGTGATGAAATGCAAGAGGCTTTGCGCAACAATACCATTTACCGCGCCAAGTACAAATTGACTGGTTATGAGACAAGCGTGCGCATTAAACACGTTGCTCAACATTATTTTGTCTGTAACCCAACAATTTCTACCATTCAGGATCAAGATTTCGTGGGTTTTTATGACCCAATGACCATTCATGAGTGCAAAACTCAGTTTCCTTTTGTTGATCTTGAGAAATTAGCAGAACATGCTGCTTACGGCCCTGCCGGTGCTTACCAAGCTGGCGCTTTGGAAAACGATTTGGCACTTCACGCTCGTGATTCGACCCCAGTACCAGGCCAAGGCGTAATTGCATCTCAAGGTGCGGACAAATACAGCCGAGTTATTATGTTAACTACAGCTTGGATTCGTCGCGACATTGATGGCGATGGCGAAGAAGAGATTGTGGAATGCTGTTTCTCAGGTTCTTACATTTTGTACGCCAAGGAAGTTGATTTCATTCCTTTGGCCAATATGTGCCCCAAGCCCATTACTGGTAACTTCTTTGGTTACTCATTGGGTGAGCGTTTGGTGCCGTTGCAAGAGTATGCAACTGCTATTCGCAGGGCTGAAATGTCTTTTGCCATGCAATCTTCTACTCCTCGGATTGGTGTCAATCCTGAGTTTGTGGATGCAGAAGAAATTCAGCGTGGCGTAAGTGCTATGTTCATTTTGGATCGCAAATTTGATCCAGCCAAGCACGTTTTTGAATTCCAACCTATGCAAGGCAACTTGGCATATGTGGAATCTGCCATGTCTCGCTTTGAGTCAGACAAAATGGCCATGATTGGCATGACTAGCCCAAGCGATACGCTGAATCCTGAAGTAATGAAGGATGGCAACTCCGGCTTTAAGCTTCAGTTGGCCATGGGTCCCAACCAGCTGATTCAAGATGAAATGGTTAAAAACTGCGCCATTGGTTTGCGCGATGTGATTTACATCACATGGAAAACATTGGTTCAATACTCTGACGATTACAACATTCAGCAGTTGGCTGCTACTTGTTTGAAGGGCCAAGAGTTTTTGGATGCCAAATCCATTGAAAACTTTGAGTTTATTGATCGTCGCATGATTAATATTGATTTGGCTTTGGGTTTCTTGTCAGAAGAAAACCGCCTGACTCGTCAGCAAATGATTTTGCAAGCTCAACAGCAGTTTGCTCAAGCCATGATGATGATTCCACCTGAAGTGCCTGAAATGTTTATTAAGGTTCGTCGCCCATTTGAAGACACTTTGCGTGTTTTGGGTGTTAAAGATGTGGATGCTTATTTGCCAACAATGGATGAAGCAGCAAAGATTGTCCAAGCTCAAGCGGCAAAAGGTCCTTCTGCTGAACAACAAGAAACTCAATCTAAAGTTGAATTGAATAAAGCTAAAACTCAAGAAAGCGGATCAGTTACCGCTTTGAATATGAAAAAAGCAGAAGATATTGATACAGACAATATGTTTGAGGCTTTGGCAGCTAAAAGGAATAAACTTACTGCCGTAGAAATTGATTAAGGATTGCAATGAAAAGCTTGGTATTGAATATTCGGGATTATTTTAATCGCCGAACAAAAGTTATAGACAGCCATAAGGAGGCCAATGTAAATCGTAAGGCTCTGGTTATAGAAAATGGAGAGTGCGCTAAACGACTCTTACGGAATGATGATTTTGCATTGTTATTTAACCTGTATAGGTTTTACCTGCTGGAAATGCTAGAAGAAAGCAGGGACGATGTGAATCGAATTGATAATGCACAGCGTGTTGCCGGGGTCCGAGACTTCATTGAGTTTATTGAACGAACTGAATATCTCGGTAAGGTAGCCAACAAAAATGTTGAAACTTTAAC